GCAGCAGTTGCTTATGACAACGCGCAAGAGACTTTCACAGCAAGATATCAACACGAGACAATTGCTCTCGCGTTTGCAATCACTGAAGAAGCGATTGAAGATAACTTGTATGACAAGATCTCTACTCGTTATACAAAAGCACTAGCTAGATCTATGGCTCAAACAAAGCAAGTTAAAGCTGTCAACATTCTTGACAACGCTTTCACATCAGCTACTGGCGGTGACGGTAAAGCACTTTGTGCAACTGACCACCCAACAATAGCTGGAACTTTCTCTAACGAGTTAGCTACACCAGCTGACCTTAGTGAAACTTCACTAGAGCAAGCTTGCATTGACATCGCTAAGATGACTGATGAGCGAGGCTTAAAAATCGCTGCTAGAGGAATGAAACTAATCATTCACTCTTCACAGCAATTCATAGCTGAGAGAATCATGAAATCTGCTAACAGAGTTGGAACAGCTGACAATGACATCAACGCATTGGCATCTAAGGGAATGATCCCACAAGGATATGTGGTAAATAACTTCCTATCTGATGATGACGCGTTCTTCATTAAGACTGATGTTCCTAACGGAATGAAGCACATGGTTCGTGCACCAATCAAAACTGCCATGGAAGGTGATTTTGAGACTGGTAACGTTAGATATAAAGCTAGGGAAAGATACAGCTTCGGCTTCTCTGATCCTAGAGGTATCTTCGGATCTCCAGGTGCATAATCGTTAAGGTTATAAACCTATTAAGAGGGGCGCTTCGGCGCCCCTTTTTATTTGCAAATAGCACATTAAAAGCGTATATTCACAATACTGCGATAAAATAGTTAATATAGACGCGCGCAGTCGACGGCCTAGAGACTATATTAACGGAAACTAGGAGGATTATATCATGGCTAAAACTACTTTTTCAGGTCCAGTACTAGAAGGTAAAGAGGGTGTAAATATTGAAACTAAAGCTTCAAATTACACTGTCGTTGCTACTACAGACTCAGGAAAAACTTTTGTAAGTTCAACTGACGGAGTTGTATTTACTTTACCGGCAATTGCTACTGGAGAGGTTTACAAATTTGTAAACGCTGCAGAAGATGGCACTAACACATTAACTATCAGCCCAAATGCTTCTGACGGAATCCAGTACGCTGGTTCTGCAACAGATGATAAAGATTTAATCAACACAAAAGCTACCTCTAAGCAAGGTGACTATGTTGTAATTGCATCTTTAGATAGCACAACTAACTGGTCAGTTACTGAAGTTAGAGGCGTTTTTGCTAAAGAATCGTAAGATTAATTAATGTGGGGCTTCGGCCCCACAAATTTAGGAGGAAAATATTATGGCAGGTGGTGGATCATTTACATCTGATCAGAAGACGGCGCATCTAGCAGCTGACGGACAATTAGTAACGGGACCTTGTAGAGTAACTTCTATACAAGCAGCAGGAGCAGCAAGCTCAACTGTTGTGTTATATGATGGAACTTCTGCATCAGGAGACTCACATACTTTTAAGTTTGGTACAGAAGGACTAGAGGTTTATATACCAGGTAGTGGTATAAAATTTAAGACAGGTGTGTTTCTAGATTTAACAGCTACTGGTGGCGTTACAGTAACGTTTAACTAGGAGGTTAGATGGCAACATCGGGAACAACTACTTTTGAAAGTAGCTTTGATATTGATGACATTATACAAGAAGCCTATGACAGAATAGGTATTCATGCTGTTAGTGGTTATCAATTAAAATCTGCAAGGCGCTCTCTAAATATCATGTTTCAAGAATGGGCTAATAGAGGTTTACACTATTGGCAAATAGATAACTTGGATATCGATCTAGTTGAGGGACAGGCGGAGTATACTTTCTTTAGAAGCTCGACTGATGGCACTAGCGCAACTTCTATACCGAACGGTGTTTACGGTATTCACGATGTTTTAGAAGCAACATATAGAACTGGTAGAACTACCACATCTCAAGTGGACTCAGCTCTTACAAAGATAAATAGATCTACATATTCTGGCCTGTCAAACAAACTTAACAAGTCCCAACCAACTCAATATTATGTACAAAGATTTATAGATAAAACTGTAGTAACTTTGTACCCAACACCGGATACTACTGCGGCATCAAACAATGTTTCACTGTATTACATAAAAAGAATACAAGATGCAGGAGCATACCAAAACCAATCAGACGTACCTTACAGGTTTGTACCTTGCATGACTTCTGGCCTAGCCTTCTATTTGTCACAAAAAGAGAAGCCAGAATTAACACAAGCAATGAAACTATACTATGAAGATGAATTAAATAGAGCTCTTGTAGAAGATGGATCCTCTTCTAGTACATACATAACTCCACAGGCGTATTATCCAAATGTCTAATTTTTCTACAGGCAAAAAATCAAAAGCAATTTCTGACAGAAGTGGAATGGCTTTTCCATATAGAGAAATGGTTAAAGAATGGAATGGTTCTTTTGTACACAAAAGTGAGTTTGAAGCAAAGCACCCACAACTATTACCAAAAAAATTTAGAGGCGACGCACAAGGATTACAAAACGCAAGACCAGCAAGAACAGAACCACCTGTTGCTCACATGTTAAGTTCAACAGCATTAAGTGCAGGTGTTAGAGATTCTACAGTTGTAAACGTAAATGATCCTGGTCATGGTTTTACTACCGGGCAAACAGTTAGATTTAGACAAGTGGAATCTCATTTTCCTGCATACCCAGAGGTTTCACATATAGAGGATGATGATATAAACTATGCCCCTGGACACATTGTAACAAAAATAGATGATGATAATTTTTCTTTTAGCCCAAATGATATTTTAACAGACTGGCTAACTGCTAATTGCAATCCTGGAACTACGACTGTTTATGTTGATATGGATGGAGTGCTTACAGAATACTATCAGGCAATAGCGACTTTTGCTACGAGTGTTGGTGCTTTAGATTCAGGAGGAGATTGGTATAACTTAACGCCAGAAATAGAGCTAGCTGCAATAGGAGCAGTGCCAACTACTTTTTTCCAAAATTTAGCAAAACGAGCAGAAGCAGATGCATTAATTGATTTGGTTATAGCTAAAAATGGTTCTTATGAGGTTCTGTCTACTACTACAAGCACCAGCATGACCAACCAAAAAAATGCATGGATAGATGCTAATTTAACAGGAGCCAGAGCTCCTGCAGCAAGAAATTACGCTACAAACTTTAATAAAGGTCCTTATGGTGGAGCTAATAAATTATTAATTGATGACAGATTAACTTATGTAAATCAGTTTGAGGCTGCTGGAGGTAAGGGCTTTAAATACTTTGAAAGTGGTGGTATAAGAAGATTTGGGGGCAGAGAAGCTTCCGTAGGACCAGTGAGTTTGATAGCATGACAACATACACAGAATTATTAGCACAAATTAGAGATTACACAGAAACAGATAGTGCTGTTTTGACAGATGCCATTTGTAATGATTTTATTGAGCATGCCGAAATACGTATATTTAAAGATGTTGATTTGGATTGTTACAAGTTTGTAGCTAACGGTGCCACAGCAGCAAATAACCGATGGGTTCCGTTACCAGGTCAAAATGCTAATGAAGAAACACCTAGATTATCAGACTTTACGACTGTCAGATACGTTACTTTGTACCTCGATTCAGGCACAAAAAAGAGATATCCATTAAATAAAGTAGATGCTGATTTTATGAATGAGTACTACGATACACCAGAAACTGGGTCTACTTCTGTACCAAAATACTACGGTATGTGGGACCAAGGGACATTAGTTCTTGCGCCTACTCCTAATGCAATATATAAATTTGAGGTAGGGTTTACAAAATTACCTACGGGGTTATCCTCTTCTAATGCAGAAAACTGGGTTAGTGTGAATGCTCCTAGAACATTATTGTATGCCTGCTTATGTGAAGCATTTAAGTTCTTGAAAGCTCCACAAAACCAACAAGTGTATGAGCAATCATATAGAGAATCTATAACAGCACTTGCACAAGAACAAATGGGTAAGAAACGAAGGGATGAGTACAGGGACGGAGCTATTAGAATTCCGATACCTAGTGCTAATCCATAATTAGGAGAAAAATATGGCAATATCACAAGCAGTTTGTAATGTTTTTAAAATGAACTTGTTAAAAGGCAACCACGATTTTGACGGAGGAGCAACTTACAAGATCGCTCTTTACACTTCTTCGGCTACTTTAGGTGCAACGACAACACATTATGTTACTACAAACGAAATTACTAACACATCAGGATCAGCTTACGTTGCTTCAGGAAACACACTAGCTAACCCATCTGTAACAGGTGGTTCTGGAGTTACACCGGCGTATGTTGACTTTGATGATACATCTTGGACTAACGCATCTTTTACAGCTAACGGTGCATTAATCTATCGTTCAGATAACAACTTATCTAATACAGATGCGGTTGTTGTTTTAGCGTTTGGTGGTGATTTCACAGCAAGTAACGGAACATTTACAGTTCAATTTCCAACAGCGGGTGGTGGATCAGAGATTATTAGGCTAGCGTAGGGGGTGTAAATGGCTTTTGTCCTAAACGATAGAGTCAAAGAAACGACTACCAGCACTGGTACAGGCACTATAAATTTAAATGGTGCAGGCTCTGGCTTTGAAACATTTGTAACTGGTATTGGTGATGGCAACGAAACTTTTTATTGTATTATAGCAGCCGGCACAGGTAACTTTGAAGTTGGTATAGGTACAGTAACTGACGCTACACCAGACACACTTTCTAGAACTACAGTTTTATCAAGCTCAAACTCAGATAGTTTAGTTAACTTTCAAGCAGGTACAAAAGATGTATTTTGTACACTACCTGCATCAAAAGCTGTTGTAGAAGATGGCTCTAACAATGTAGATATTGGTAATAATATAACTGTTGGCGGTACGGTTGACGGAGTTGATATTGCAACAAGAGATGGTGTCCTAACAACTACTACAAATACAGCGAATGCAGCTTTACCAAAAGCTGGCGGACAGATGTCAGGTGACATTACAATGGCCGGCACAGAAACTGTAGATGGCCGTGACCTTAGTGCTGATGGAACTAAACTTGATACTATTGCTACAAATGCTACAGCAGTAGGGGGCTCTAACGGAGTTGATTTCAGTGATGATGTTAAAGTAAGATTTGGTAATGGTAATGATTTAGAAATATTTCATGAAGTTAGTTCTGGTTTTAATATATTTAAAGATAACTCTGCTGGTACAACAACTCGATTTCTTACAGATAGTTTTGCCGTAAACAATGCAGCGGATGATAAAACATTATTTGTTGCTAACAATACTAATGGAGTCGACCTATATTTTGATAATACAAAACGGGCAGAAACAACTGCCAATGGGCTTTCAGTAAATGGTACAATAGCAGGTGACGTAGTGTCAGCACACCCAGCAGAAACAAGTATTGCAAGTGATGATGTAATTGCAGTTTATGATACGTCTGCAAGTGCAATCAAAAAAGCAACTATTGCTAACGCGGTATTAACAGGACCAGCTGGACCTCCAGGTGGTGCGGGTGGACCAGGACCTACTGGACCGCCAGGACCAAACGGACCTCCAGGTCCAACAGGATCGTTCTCACCAGGAAGTAGTATTTCTTGCTCTACACTTACTGCGACCGGTAACATTACCGCTTATTCGAGTGACTCTCGTCTTAAAAACTTTGACGGTAAAATAGAAAATGCACTAGATAAGATAAATAATTTGTCTGGTTATTATTACACATGGAACGACAAGGCAAAAGAAATAGACCCTGTTGCATTTAAAGACAATAAAGAGGTTGGGGTCAGTGCACAAGAAGTAGAAAAAGTTTTACCTGAAGTTGTGACAGAAGCACCTATTGTTCAATTACATAAATTATCGGAAGATTACAAAACAGTTCACTATGACAAACTTATACCGTTAATCATAGAAGCAATAAAGGAACTGGATAAAAAATGCCGATAGCAACCACTCCATTTGCATCTTCTCCTTTCTCAGCAGAAGACATAGTTATTGTAGGTGTATCTGGAAATCAAATAACTATTCAAGAAGGATTTACACAAGAACTACTAGATGGATCTGGTAATGTTCAAGTAGGTGGTCAAGGTTTAGTATTAACACTTGGTCAAGAAACTGGACGTATTGCTCCTGGTAATTTAGACCAACAATTAAATTTATCTGTTAACTGGAACCAAGCAGCACAATTAGTTTGTAACTCTCATATTGATGTAACAGGACAACAATTAACAGCAGGTGTAGGCAGTGTAACTATTGATGCACAACAAGTGCAGCAGGTGACAGGTTTTGAAAATACTTTGTCTTCACAACCTGCAGTTGTTAATTACACAGTTACAGTTGTAAACTATGGCTCAGGAAATGTATTTGTATTAAATGGATCTGCTAATCCTGCTATCAGTATGTTGAGAGCAACTAAATATGTATTTGATCAAAGTGATGGCACAAATGTTAACCACCCTCTTAGATTTAAAGATGCTTCTGGTGCTGCGTATACAGATGGTGTTGTTGTAACTGGCACACCCGGTCAAGCAGGAGCTAAAGTAGAATTTACCGTGCCTGCTAGTGCACCTAATAGTTTGAGATACTATTGCGCAGTCCACGGTAATGCGATGGGTAATACAATAACCGTTAACAACTACATCACTATATCTGGTGTGGCCATAGCAAACACTACAGGGCAAGAATTGACTCTTGGCAGCACTTCTATAGAACCTGTAATTGCAAAAATATTTACGGCAACTGGTAATCAAGTGGCCCTTTCTTTAGGATCAGTCACTATAACAATTAACCAGTCAAGACTTGTTGACGGATTTTTATTAAATGCTAATTTAGGCGAAGTATCGGTATTCAGCGGCTGGGACGATGTTACAGTACCTGATGTAGGAAACTGGGTCAATACAGACCCAGGTTCAGGCTCGACATGGAGTAATATAAATGCTACAACTAGTGGATCGTGGACCGAGGTAAGCACCCCTGCTAGCGGATCGTGGACCGAGGTTACGGTACCAACAGATAGTAATTGGACGGAGACATAATAAATGGCATCAACCTATTCATCTAGATTAAAACTAGAATTAATTGGCTCAGGAGAACAGTCTAACTCTTGGGGTAATACTACAAACAACACATTATCAAGATCGTTAGAAGAAGCGATAGCAGGTGTTTTAGCAATAAATTTAGGATCAGAATCTTCTCCTTTGTCACTAACAAGTGGTAATGGACCAGTTCTTGCAGCATCAAACCAAGCAAGATCTGCAGCTATAAGATTTCACAGTTTTACTTCTGCTTTTACAATTAATTTCCCAGCAGTAGAAAAAATTTATTACATCATAAATGACGGCACAGGCAATGCAACTTTAACTCTTGATGTTGGAGGCACAGGTAGTTCAGCTAACCAACAAATAATATCACCCGGACAAAAATTATACGCAGCTACTGATGGCACAAGTTGGTATCCGCTAGAAACATCTTCTTCTACATGGAGAACTGTTACTGCGGCAACTGACAATGTTTTTGCGGGGGAAAATATTTTTGTAAATACATCATCTAATACTGTAAACTTAACTTTACCTACAACTCCACCAGTTGGTTCTGAAATTCGTTTTATGGATTTAGCAGACACATTTGATTCAAATGCGTTGACAATTACACCGGGTGGTTCTGACAAAGTTTTTGGAGCTGCTTCTGCGGGAACTGTTTCTACAGAAGGTGCAGCATTTTCACTAGTCTACACAGGAGCGACTTACGGCTGGAAAATAACGGAGAAGTAAAATGGCGACATATGAGTCAAAAAAATATGCTACCATTCCAATAGGGGCTACACAAATTGCTGACGGTTCCGTAACCAATTCTGAGTTTCAATTTATAAACACAGTTAATTCTAATGTACAAACACAGGTAGATGCAAAAGCGGCTTTGGCCGGCGCTACATTTACAGGCGGTGTAAGAATAAATGATTCACAAAACTTAAACATCGGTAGTGGGACTGATCTTGTTATTTCACATGATACTAATAACTCTAAAATAAACAATACAACTGGTGAGCTTCGTATCGCTGGCGATAGTATTAAATTAATGAACCAAGCAGAGGATGAAACACACTTAACTGCTACAGCAGATGGCGCTGTAGGACTACGACACAATAACGTGGAGAAGCTTGCTACCAGTGCAACTGGAGTCACAATCTCAGGAACATTAGCAGCGACTGCTGTTACTGGAGATGCTTCGGGAATGTCAAACTTACCTACAGGACCATCGGGACCACCTGGACCTT